TTATAACCTGAGCTTATACTCTTTATTCACATTCATTAACCTCAAAAGAAAGTATATATATTATGTCTAGTTTGCTTACCCAGTTGGGTCAAAAAACAAAAGTAGAGCTTGATAAGAAGCTCGCCCTCGCAGGTGGAACCATGACTGGGGCTTTGACCCTTAGTGGTGCTCCAACTGCTTCCCTCCACGCCGCTACTAAAGCTTATGTTGATAGTGCTGCTGATACTTCAGCTCTGCAAACAGAACTTGACGCTACTCAAGCTGGTGCTGGTCTTGGTGCTAACGGTGCTTACACAGCTAATGGTTCTGCCAACTACATCAGTTCGGTAACAACTCTTCAAGCTGCTGATAACGCCCTTGATACTCAGATTAAAGCCAATGCTGACGCTATCGCTTCTAACGACAGTGATATCTCCACCTTACAATCTAACGTAAGCAGCAATGACTCGGACATCGCCACCCTTCAATCGAACGTAAGCTCAAACGACAGCGACATCGCTACTCTTCAGTCTAACGTTTCTTCGAATGATAGTGACATCGCTTCCTTACAGTCCGATGTATCCGCTAACACTTCTGCTATCAGCAGCAACGACAGCGACATCTCTGCTCTGCAAACTAAAGCTGGTTCCCTTGCTACTGACGGTAACTCTGCTTCATTCAGTGGTGACATCTCAGCTGCTAACGCTGTATTCTCCGGTAACTTAACAGTACAAGGAACAACTACTTCCGTACAGACCACCAACATCGATGTTTCTGACTCGTTGATGAATCTGTCTAAAGGTGCTGCTTCTGGTGCTAACGCTTCTAATGACGGTGGTTTCATCGTTGAGCGTGGTTCTTCCGAAAGCAATGTTGCATTCATCTGGGACGAAGGAGACGACAAGTTCAAAGTTCTTTCTACCTCCGCAACTGCTGCTTCTTCCGACATCTCCGGAACTGACGGTTCGGCTGCTCTTGCTGATCTTGACGCTAATCTCTACCACAACGGTACAGAGTTAGGAACAGTCGCTGAGTTTGAATCTGCTCTTACCTAATAAGAGTTTATAACTCATCATCCATTAAGGGGCGGTTCTTAGGAGCCGCCTCTTTTTGTTTACAAAGATAACAAGCTTTATTACTATAACAATATGCTCAGTCATAAAGAGGGAAGTAAACTGCACGACAAGATTGCAGACGCATATAGGAACAGTATAGATATGATGGACGAACACGGAGAGTACAACGCTGCTCTACTTAACGGTGCTCGTCAGTTCCTGAAGGATAACAATGTTACTATGGACAGTGGCTTAGGTACACCCTTACAAGCGTTAAACAGTCAGATAGAAGCGTTACCATTTGAAGAAGAACAACATCGAGATACCACCCAAGCTCAAGGACTTTAGAAACTTTCTATACCTAGTTTGGAAACACCTTAATCTGCCTGATCCCACACCGCTTCAGTACGACATCGCTGAGTACCTGCAACACGGTCCAAAGCGGTCTGTTATAATGGCGTTCCGTGGTGTCGGTAAGAGTTGGATAACAAGTGCTTTTGTAGTACATCAGTTGCTGCTAGACCCGTCTAAGAACATACTTGTTGTATCAGCATCTAAGAATAGATCAGATGACTTCTCTACATTTACCTTGCGAATCATTCAAGAGATTCCCATTTTACAAGGATTAAAGCCGTCAGAGAACCAACGATTCAGTAAGATAGCTTTTGATGTAGGACCAGCCCCTGCGTCTCACGCTCCCTCCGTTAAGTCATTAGGTATATCCTCTCAGCTAACAGGTTCTCGTGCTGATATAATTGTAGCAGACGATGTGGAGGTAGCTAACAACAGTGCCACACAAGGAATGAGAGACAAGCTAGACGAACAAGTAAAAGAGTTCGACGCTATCATTAAACCTTTAGACACCTCTCGTATCATCTTTCTAGGTACTCCTCAGTGTGAGGACAGTATATATAACAAACTACGAGAGAGAGGCTACAAGAGCCGTATATGGCCTTCGGAGTATCCCGATGATACAGAAGCTATTAACAACTACGGAGGCGACTTAGCACCCCTTATAGCGGATAACATAACATCTGAGACTACTGGTACTTCTACAGAACCTCTTAGGTTCACTGACTTAGACCTAGAGGAACGTAAGATGTCCTACGGACGTACAGGCTATGCTCTACAGTTCATGCTCAATCCTAAGCTATCTGATGCTGATAGATACCCATTAAAGATTAACGATCTTATTATCATGGATGTAGATGTAGACTTAGCTCCTGAAAAAGTAGTGTGGTCTAGTGACGATGATAACACAGATAGAGAACTACCTAATGTAGGACTCAGTGGAGACCGCTATAGACGACCTTCTAATACTGTAGGTGATATGATACCTTATACTGGTTCCGTTCTATCTATCGATCCATCTGGACGTGGTAAGGACGAAACTGGGTACGCTGTAGTTAAGATGCTTAACGGTCAACTATACGTTCCCGATGCCGGAGGTATTAAAGGCGGTTACGACGAAAAGACGTTAAAGCATCTAGTAGCTATAGCTAAAGATAACAAAGTTAATAAAGTAGTTATAGAATCTAACTTTGGTGACGGTATGTTTATGGAGCTTATAAAGCCTCTATTTAGAACAACCTATCCTGTAACTATAGAAGAGGTACGTCATAACAAACAAAAGGAGTTACGCATAGTCGATACCTTAGAACCCGTTCTTAATAGTCATAAGCTTATTGTTGATCCAAAGGTTATAACATATGATTATAAATCAGCTCTTACATATCCTATAGAACAACAAACTAGATACATGCTATTTTATCAGTTATCTAGAATAACAAGAGATAGAGGTAGCTTAGTTCATGACGACCGTCTAGACGCTCTTTCTATAGCTGTAGCTTATTGGGTAGAACAAATGGCTAACGATGTAGATCAAAGTATGTTAGATCGTAAACAAGAGTTACTACATAAAGAACTTCAAACGTTCACGGATAGCTTCTATAAAACTAATAACAATAGAGCAGTAGCTACTTTATGGATGTAAACTTTTATAGCTATAGCTTATTAAACGTAACTTCTAAACGTAAACGTAGTACAGCAGTAAAGCGTTGATTATAACTTTCTCAAGCCGAAGGAGAGTTGTCAACTGTTAAAGTTTAAAAGGTAGTAAGTAAGAGGTGTACAGAGCTATAGTAGATTTACCTAGTAGAAGCTCTCAACTTTTGTTATAGTACAAGATTGTTATGGATATAAACGAACAGACAGACACCTTCCAGTACGAGCTATTCAAACTTATACATAGGTTCAGGAGTGAATACGATCTTAACGATTACACTATAGCGGGCAGCCTAGACTTCGCTAAACTGTCTGTACTGACTGAAACAGATGGTGTTATCTTTACAGGGGACGATACGATATTAGAAGAAGAGGATACGGACGATCTATCGCCTAACTTCTAAATCCAAAAGACGGTCTCCCAAGAGTACAGCGGGAAGGTCTCAGGAGGCTCCGCTATAGGTATAGGATCAAAGTCAGTAAAGGTTGCCATTAACATATACGGATAAAGTAACACAAATAACACGCACTTGTCGAAAGGTTTGGTCGAAAAAATCTGAGGGGCTTACGCTATATACGCCCGCGTTTAATTTACCCCGCGTGTACCCGTAAGTTCTATACGGCAGGGGGTAGTATTCGATACGATTAAAAAGTTAAACTATTCTAAGTCAATTGGACATAATGCTTATAGTCTGAACCAAATACACAAGTAAAGCAGGCTTTTAGTTTAAGTACATAGGTATTATTGCTCTTTTGTTATATTTTTACCAAGTAGTAGCTGTGATCAATAGGCTTAATAAGTATGGAGCTATGTATTTAGTTTAAGTATGAAGTGCGTTTAGTTTGTTTCGTTGTTAGTTTAAATACATACTTATTACTTATGTATGCTTTTCGCTTTCCAAGTTCAAGTCTCAACTGAGTCTCAATCTCAACTATACTTAACGCTCAAATCCGCTTACCTATCGCAATCTTCTCAAATCAATCTCGCCAAGTCTTACAACATCAATGACTTACAGCAATACTTGACGATAAAAAGAACGCCATCAATCAAGCTCTAGACCGCTTAGGTAAAGGGATTGCACTTTTTTATTTGCAATTATTTGGAAGCGTGGCACAGTTGGAAACCATACTTATTAATTATAACCAATATCAACACTATGAATAAAACAATAAACGTAACTAAATCCTTCATTGAATCCAATATCGCTCGACTTGAAACTTGTTTTGATGCTGACGATTACGAGTGGAACTGTGAGATAGAGCGAGAAATCGAAGCCTTTTCTAATGTACTAAAACACGGGTCAGCTTGGTTAGGTAATACTCGTTTCGTTTTATCTTCTTTCACTACCAAAGGCTACGGCTTTCCTGTTTAAACCTTAAACCAAAATCAATAAATCAATAAATCTATACTATGAAACAAAACGCACCCAATCTTACTCGCTCTAATGTTCACTTAAAAAGAGTTCGCAAATTCATAAAAGACTGTCAAAACAAGCT